AGAGGAACGAGGAAGCCTCTCCCTTCGCCAGGCCGTCGATGGCCTGAGCCAGGCCCTTCACTGCTCCGGCCTCGTCCACATCAGCCGTCTTCAGGAAGTCGGCCAGCAGAGCGCGGGCGGCGGTCTTGTTCTTCGCTTTGGCTGCAGTCAGAGCCAGGTCCACGGCGGAGTCGATCCGGAGGTTCTTCAGGGCGGCGGCGTGGTCCTTGTCCTTCTGGGCGTTGTCCTTCTGGAGCTGTTCGATCTGCGACCGCAGTTCCTCGGTGTTGCCGGCGTTCTTCTTCAGATCCTCCAGCTGGCCGTCCCGCTCCTTCAGGGTGGCCCTGGCGGTCTTCAGCTCCTCGTTCTTTGTGTTGAAATCCGAGCGGGACACGAAGCCCTTGCCGATCTCGTCAGAGACCTTCTTATCGATCTCATCCGTCCAGCTCTCGCCCAGGATCTCCTTCAGCCAGTCAAGCATGGTGTCTCCTTCCTGACGCTATCCTTTTTATCGTGCCAGTCCACGTTCTGCGCCACCGCTACTTGTTGTCCGCCGCGGATGGCGGTAATTTGGTATGAAAAAAGCACGGCGCTCTGGGCGCTGTGCCTGGTTCATCAAAGTATGGTTGTATGTTTTTGCATCAAAGATGCAAGTTTGAAGCAAGTTGTAAGCTTACATACCCCTGTCAAATCAGAAAATCCATCTGGTTCTCTTACGGTTTCAGAGAGATATGCTCGATCTCCGCCCGCACTTCCAGCGCCTCAAGATAAGCGTCCATATACGCCCGCTGGTTCTCCAGGAGCCACCGAGGGCAATCCGGGGTGAAATCCAGTTCCCCTTGATCCCATTTTGTGAGCATCGTAAACAGCCGGTCCCTCCGTTCGAGAACCTGTGCGTGCTCTGCTTTGAATCGCTCCTTGTAATCCTCGGAAAACATTGCGCTTGCGCTTTCTCTGTAAGTCATCTTCTATTCTCCTTTCAGGCATAAGAAAACCACCGGCCCGGGTGGGTGGTGGTTTTCTTCATGGCTATTTAAGTGGCTGATAATTGATTTCTTCCTCCGGCACATTGTTTTCGTAGATGCTATCATAAAAACGTTGTGCCGCACGGCCTTCTTCGGTCAGATTATAATTCTCATCGAAGCCGTTCATCGCAATCCATTCATCAAGAGGCAAAAGAATGTCATTCACGTTATCGGACAGAAGAAGACTGTCTGACATCTCAAGGCCACGAAGAAACTCTTTTTCTTTTTCACTGAGTTTAAGCATGTCCTATTCCTCATTTCTTTTTCGGATTTACCTGAATGAGCACTCCGGTGTCTGGGTTAATCGTTACAGCGTTGTTTTTGCCCACGATTTGTATACTCTGTTGTCCTCGTGCATTTGTTTGTATTTTTCCAGGGGTTCCGTTCAGAACAGTATCAAGTACTTCATCAACCGTTACTCCACATCGCATATCTTTGTGGGATGTCGACGTCTGCCCAATCACACGGTCAATGAAATGCGTCGTGTGGCTCTTAATCAAAAGTCCGGTGGATGTTTTCTGCCCAATCAGCTTCTCCATGATTTCTCGGTCAATCTGCTGATACAGGTCGAAACCGACCAGAGGTGAAATGGATCCTTCTCCCACCGCTCGAGCATAACCCTGCAACAGTTGGTATTCAGGAGAGTTATCATACTTAGCCCGGTAGTATTTGTCAAGAGTATTTAGGCTTGTTTCTTTGGCATTTATGCTTTTCAGCCACTCGACATGACTCTGATGCGCCTCTTGCCATTCCTTATACGTCATATCCGGCGGTACATAGTAGACCTCGCCCCCGTTGTCCCGGGCAATCCGCCGACCCACGTCCTCCATATCGTCGAACCATGGGCAGGTCGTCCCTCTGCAGTTAGGGTGGAAGGGCGGCACCGTCACGCCGGGCTGGTAGTCCTTCTTGTCGATGACCTTCCCGTCCATGGCAGCGCAGATCTCGCATGTGTGCTTGTCCAGGGTCTCCAGGATCTCGATCTTCTCCACACCCAGGTCCTCATAGCAGGCCTGGGTGGAGACGGCATTGAAGTAGGTGGCCTCGGTGTGGGCCAGGCGGCCGGCCTTGTACTTGGAGACGCCGAAGCGCTGGGCTATGTGATCCCTGGTCTTCACCAGGCTGTCTCCCCGCATGAGGGACTGCACCAGTTCCCGCTGGATCCCGTCGATCAGGTTGGCCTTGCCCTCCCAGCAGCGGTCGGTGAAGGTCTTCCCGTCGGAGGTCCAGGGCTTCTTCAGCATGGCGTCCAGACGCTTCTGGTCCAGCTTGGCGAAGTCCCAGCCCATACCGAGGCCCTTCATCACATCGAAGGCGGCGTGATTGTAGCCGTTGTCCGCGATGCGCCGCAGGAGCTCGTCCAGGCCATCGGTCTGGTTGCCATAGACCAGCTCCGCCTGCTGCTGGATCTGAATCTGGATGGCCTCCAGGCGGCTGATGTGGTACCGGGCGGAGGCGTTCTCCAGCTTCTGCTGCCAGGCCGGGTCCAGCCCGTGCTCCTCCGCGGCCTTGATGTACTTATCCACCGTCCAGTGGAACTCCTCCAGCTCGCCCTCGGTCAGCCGCTTCTTTGCCTCGGCAAGGGTGATCTGATTGTTGTCGGCGAACCGTCCGTACCATCGGTCAAGGTCCGCCTTCACCGACATCACCGCGTCCCGGTAGATCTCCTCCAGCTGGGCAATGTACTCGTTGGCCTCGGCGTGGGCGGCGTCAGAGTTGATCCGGGCCCGCTGCCGCCAGTAGTCGGCGTTTCTCATGCTTCATCGTCCCCGTCCTTTTCCTGGCCCTTCTTCTGCTGGGGGAAGAGCTTCGGATAATCCTCCATCCGCTCCTCCTTCTCCTTGGCCAGCCGGTCCAGCTCGGTCTTTGCGTCCACGGTCCAGGGGTGCTGCTCCACGATGGTCTCCGCAGAGAGTATCCCGGCGGACTTGGAGCAGTTGTCGATGGCCTCGGACTCGTTGATGAGGATATCCCGGTTGAAGACGATGTTGACATCGTCCACCGGCAGGCCGCCGGCCCAGGTGGAGACGAACCACAGCACCTCATCCATAGCCGCCTGGAACTCCGCCTCCATGCCGTTGGCGTCCAGGTCGATGTCCGAGTACATGGACTGGATGTTCATCTGGTTGGGGTTGGCGCCCATGCGGTCGTCCTTGGCGTTGTAGCCCCGGGCGTTCTCAATGAGGGCCTTCTTCAGCAGGTCCAGCAGCTCCTTGTAGTTAGTGCTGTCCACCGTCACGGTCAGGGTATCGACGCTGCCGTCCTCGCGGACCCTCACGGCCCCGTAGGAGGCCAGGTTCCGCCGGAACTCCCCCAGGTCCTGGCCGTCGTAGTTCCTGATCACCAGGATGGTGTTCCGGGCGTCTTCCTGCATGTTGTTCATGAAGTCGCTGATGAGCTCGTTGATGGCGTCCTGCAGAGAACGCACCCGGCGCAGCAGCGGGATCTCCCCCTTGTTGTACTTGAAGGGGATCAGCGGGATCCGGTCCCAGTTCATGGGCTCCTGTCCCTTGGTGATATACGCCTCATACTCTCCCAGCTCCACGTCAGGAACCAGGGCGTCTCCGCTGAGCTCATAGCGGTACAGGCCGTCGGAGCGGAAGATCTCCACCTTCCGCACGGTCTTCCGGGCGGTGCCGGTCCAGCACTCCAGCTCATAGAGCCTGACGGCGCAGTCCAGCCTGGTGTGATCGGCGTCGGACCAGAAGGGCAGGATCTCCCAGGCAGGGAAATGGTCGAAGACCAGCTCGTTCTCCTCGATCCGGGGGAACATCCAGGCCAGACCACCCTTGAGAGCGTCCTCGGCGGTGTACTTCAGCGTCCGGCGGAAGCGCTTGTCCAGGACCTCCTTCACCTTCTCTACGGCGCTCTTGTCGTCGCAGTTGACGGAGATGGGCTTGCCCACCAGGTAGTTGGTCTTCTGATCCACCATCAGGGCGTACTGGTTGTCGATGAGCCGGTTGTTGGGGAGGTTCTTCACAGTCTGAAGTTCTCCGCCCTCGCCGATCACCTTCCGTTCCCGGTACAGGATATCGTGGTCACCGATGTAGTACCGCTCGCCGTCCAGCTGCTCCTGCCGGATGGGGGAGTTCAGCCACTCCCGGATCTGGGCGGTGAAGAAGCGGTCCTCGTTCATCATGCCCGCGTTCTGCACGATGATGCGGTTGATCCGCATGGTCTCTGTGATCTCCATGTGATCACCTCCGTCAGTCAAAGCTGAACGCCGGGCCGCTGAGGATATCTTCCAGGGCGTAGCGCATGGCGTCCATCAGGTGGTTAAAATCGTCAATGGGCACGTTCAGCCGCTTGCCGAAGCGGTCCGTGTCCCAGGTATAGTTTGATATCTCGGTCTGGAAGTTCACGCAACGGCGGTGGATCAGGATGCGGTAGTCCTGGATGAACTGGATCCCGTTGCGGATGGAGTCCGGGCCCTTCCTGGCCGCCCGGATGTGGGGAAGCCCTGCCTGTCGCAGCTCCTCGATGCTCTTGGGCTCGGCGGCGTCGGCGCGGATCCGCTCCTTGGCCAGGCCCATGGCGGTGATCCGCTGGGCGATCATGGCGTTGGTCAGGGCTCGCTCATAGAGCTCGTCAAAGACCCAGATGGTCTTTTCCTTCGGGTCCACCAGCCCGCAGAAGAGAGCGGTGGGGTCGTTGGTGTAGCCGAAGTCCAGGCCGAAGGCGGAGCGGACGCCGGGCTTCCGGCTGATCTCTGCCTGGTCGAAGGTTGCCTCCTCCCAGTTCTCGAAGATCAGACCGTCCACGATGCCCCAGTCACCCAGACCGGCAACCCGGCAACGGCGGGGGGTGCCCCTGGTGCGCGCCCCCAAAACCCTCCACACCC